TGCAACATGGGGAAAAGTAACAAGTACAGTACTGACTGGCGTGCGTCCGCAAGGAATATTAAGCCAAGAAAAATACGTGGTTTAAAAGGGTAGGGCAATATGAATAAGAAACAAAAAACAGTACTAATAGCGGTTCCCGCCTATGATGGTAGGGTATGTTGTGATTTTTCCGTTGCTATAGCCGAGATATTTAGGTTAGCGGCGGAGAACAACTATGAATTGTTTTTACAATACTGGATGTACGACTCGTTGGTGCACATAGCCCGCAATTCCCTTATGGCCTGTGCTCACGAGCAAGGGGTGGACGAGTTAGTTTTTATAGATGCAGACCAAGGCTTCACTGCTGAGGCTTTCTTTGCCGCGCTTAGCCACCCTGTGGATGTAGTGGGTATTCCCGTGCGTAACAAGACGCAAAGCGAGGGCTATAACATACGGCCCCATGAAGTTAGCCGCCACAAGTACGATGTAAGCTTAAAACTTTTAGAGGTGGAGGCTATAGGAACTGGGTTTTTGCGCCTTTCTAAACACGCACTTCAAGCTTTACGAGATTCTAGCCCTACTTATGGGGATGACCATAGGATGATCTGCAACACTCAAATAATAGATGGGCAGTTAATATCGGAAGACATTCAAATCTGCGACAAACTTAGGGCTGCTAATATAAAAGTCTACGCCGATGTGGCTCATACGTGTACTCATTTTGGCACTAACAAATGGGAAGGTAACTATAAGGATTATTACGTGCGGGAGTTGCTTGCATTGAAAGACCAGTACCAGAGAGAGGATAAGTAATTGGAAGTAATACAAAACAAAGCATTGGTTTTACACACAAAGACCCCTCACTTAGTCACAGAAAAAATACTTAAGAGCAAAGTAATTTCTAAAAGTAACGGGGTGTATGGGGTGGCAGTGCATTGGGGTTTAGAAGAAGCACAACAATTGTGCAAGTTAAAGGTGCTAGACGTACCCTCCCCAATTAATAGGGACTACAAATGGACGGGGAAACTTACTCCCTTCAAACACCAGGAAGTTACTTCCTCATTCCTAACCCTCAATAAAAAAGCTTTTTGTTTCAACGAACAAGGCACGGGTAAGACGGCCTCCGTGATATGGGCAGCCGATTACTTGCTTACCAAGGGCTACATCAAACGAATACTAGTGTTGTGCCCGCTATCTATAATGAAGTCTGCGTGGCAACAAGATCTGTTTAAGTTTGCTATGCATCGCAGCTGCTCTGTAGCACACGGCACAGCAACTCAGCGTAAGAAAATACTGGCCGCTGATTCGGAGTTTGTAATTATAAACTTTGATGGCTTGGCAGTTATCAAAGATGAGGTTATGGCTGGGGGTTTTGACATGGTCGTAGTGGATGAGGCCAACGCATACAAAAATGCCCAGACTAATAGATGGAAAGTACTGCGAGACATTGTAGCTAAGACTCCGTGGTTATGGATGTTAACAGGCACACCGGCAGCGCAATCCCCCGTCGATGCGTTTGGTTTAGCCAAGCTAGTCAACCCAGATAATACGCCCACCTACTTTGGTAGGTTTAGGGATGATGTAATGTACAAGGTAACTCAGTATAAGTGGGCTCCTAAACCTGATGCACAGCAGACGGTACACAGGGTTCTTCAGCCAGCTATACGGTTTGAAAGGTCACAGTGCCTCGATCTGCCCCCTCTCACCTACACCGAACGGGAAGCCCCTCTTAGCCCTCAGCAAAACAAGTACTACCAAAAGCTTAAACAAGACATGGTATTAGAAGCTGCTGGGGAAGAAGTTAGCGCGGTGAACGCGGCTACTCAGCTGAACAAACTATTGCAGATATCAGGTGGGGCTGTGTACACCGATGAGGGGGGTGTATTGGAGTTCGATGTTAGCAACAGACTGCAAGTAATACTGGAAGTAATAGAAGAATCCTCTAACAAAGTCTTGGTGTTTGTGCCGTTCACTCACACGATAACTTTGCTATCAGAGTTTTTAGGGAAGAAAAACATACCCAGTGCCGTTATTAATGGGAAGGTTACATTGAACAAGAGAAGTGAAATAATTTCTCAGTTCCAAAAGGAAACAGATCCCCGCGTCTTGGTCATCCAACCACAAGCGGCATCTCATGGCCTTACTCTTACGGCAGCGGACACAATAATCTGGTACTCCCCAGTCACTAGCGTGGAGACATACCTACAGGCTAATGCACGGATAAACAGACCAGGACAAAAACACCCGATGACCGTGGTGCATATCGAGGGAAGTCCGGTAGAAGCTAGGCTTTATAAAATGCTGCAAGGCAATATAAGTAACCACCACAAAATAATTGACCTATATCGAAAAGAAATAAGTGAGTAGTATTGACTTTGTCAAACAGAGTGGTATTCTTCTTAGCCCTATCACTAAAACAACGGAATACACCGATGCCTAATGATGCCCCTAGCGTAGATGGACTGGTCAAAGTCTATATAAAAATACGTCAAGCTATTAAAGACAAAGAAGAAGAGCACAAGCTAAAAGTTGCAGACCTGAAAGCACAATTTAAGCTAGTGTCCGACGAATTACTAGAGCACTGCAAGACTAACAACAGCGAAGCTGTACGCACAGAGTTTGGTACGTTCTACCGTACCGTCCGAACTAAGTACTGGACTAGCGATTGGGCTGCTTTGTACGATTTCATACAGGTTAATGATGCCGCACACCTTCTAGAAAAACGAATCAATACTCGTTCAATGGAAGAATTCTTAACCGAAAACCCAGACTTATTGCCCATAGGGCTTCACTCTGACAAAGCCTATACCGTACAAGTTAGAAAACCCAACACTAAATAAGGAGTACATCATGCGTACTAGCATATCTATTTTTGAGCAGGATGACATAGTAGTAGGGGCTGACAGAGCCCCTAGCGCGTTGTCTAAAGAACTAGCAAAAGGTGGCAGTGGTATAGGCAGTAGACGTATCCAGACCAACACCAACGGTACTTTTAAACGCCTCGTTAACGGGGAACAAATAGGGGATGCTTTGCGCGGTGAGATAAACGTCCTGATTCTATGGGCACTATCCAGTGTGTCTCGCATCTACTACAAAGAAAAGTACGATGCCAACAAAGACGCAACGCTACCTAACTGCTGGTCTAACATGGGTGATAAGCCAGAGGAGGCAGCTTCAGACGCACAGCACGCTAACTGCGCTGACTGCCCACAGAATATCAAAGGTTCTGGTGACAATGGTGGTCGCGCCTGTCGCTACCAACGGCGTATATCTTTACTCGTAGAGGGAGATACAACTGGGGATATATACCAATTTAATATCCCTGCTAAGTCTTTGTTTGGCAAAGGCACAGGCCACACGCATCCCTTTGAAAGCTACCTTACGTACTTGGCTGCCAATGGGGAAGATCTAGACAACGTGGTTACTAAAATCCGTTACGATGACAACGCAGACACTATGGAGCTTCTGTTTACCCCTCTACGCCACATCAATGACGCAGAGTATGCCTTGGTGCAAGAGTGCCAGCTCAAACCTGATGCCCAACGCTACACAAAAATAACGGTAGCCCAGGCAGACCAAGTAACCAAGCTCCCCTTCCTTGCTGAGCCGGTAGTAGACGCTGCTCCTGCTCCTGCTCCTGCTCCTGCTCCTGCTCCTGCTCCAGCCCCAGCTGCGGTTATTCGCGTAGATGAGCCTGATGATCCTATTGAAGAACCTGTTGTACGCAAGGTCACCAAAGATCCTAAACCCATTAAAGATGATATTGCCGATGTCTTAAGCGCATGGGCAGACGACGAGTAATTTATGAGCTATGGATACAGTGCTAGGTTAATTAACATTAATAAAAAAGCTGACCATAAAATGTTGGGAGTAAAGCTAGGTAGAGTGTGTGTAAAGCAAAACATACCCGTAGCTAAAGTATCCCAACATTTTGGAGTTAGTAGGCAGACCGTATACAACTGGTTTTGTGGGGTCAATGCGCCCCATACGACTTGCACAGATGCGATCAAGGTCTTTATAAGGTCTTTTAAACCCAGTAAGTAGCCCAACTTTTTTAAAAATCCGAGGACACTTGGGGGCACCACTCCCCCTGAATAAAGCCAATGACTGATTTTGACCTCTTAAAAACCGTGCAGCCAGAAGAAGGTTACTTCTGCATACTAGGTATTAAAGGCAAAAGTGTTTTACAGAAATTTGTAGCTACAAGGCAAGAGGCCGATGCAGTAACTAATGATTTTGTACAGCAAAAACGCAATGTATTTTTTGCCGTTAGTAAGTACCAAGCGGATGACACCCGCACCAAGGGCAATGTTAAAGCCCTCAAAGCCTTTTGGTTGGACATAGATTGTGGGGAAGCCAAGGCCGAACCTAACGCTACAACGGGCATACCCGATGGGTACATAGATCAACCCGCAGCGGGCAAAGCACTACGTAGCTTTTGCACTCTTGTTGGACTGCCTAAGCCCATAGTAGTTAACTCTGGCAGAGGGCTGCATGTTTACTGGGCACTTACCGATGAGATCACACGAGAAGTCTGGGAGCCTGTTGCTGCCCGCCTACAGCAACTTTGCAATACCCATAAGTTCTATGTCGATAACGCTGTGTTTGAAGTGGCCCGCATCCTCCGTATACCAGGCACGTATAACTTTAAAGGGGATACTCCTGCTTTAGTAAGCGTGATTAACGAAGCCCCTGCTGTAGACTTCCAAGCATTCTCCCAATTGCTGGGTGTGCAAGAGCCCCTAGCAAATGCCCCTCCTAAAAGGGTTAGCAAGCTTGGCAAGTACCTAGCTACTGCCGCAAACAGCGTAACTAAGTTTAGTAAGATAATGACTAGGAGTGCTAAGGGGGAGGGGTGTGCACAGCTACTAGATTGCTACACTAACCAAGAAACCTTAGCAGAGCCCCGTTGGTTCGATGCCTTATCGATAGCCAACAAATGCATAGACCGTGAATCTGCCATCGTAAAGATGTCGGAACGTCACCCTGAGTATAGCTTTGCTTCCGCCGATGCTAAGGCCCGTAATGCGGGGGGTCCACACAGTTGCCAAGTATTCGAGCGAAATAACCCTGGTGGTTGCGAAGGTTGCCCCCATAAAGGAATTACTGGCCCTATACAGTTGGGCAAAGAAATAGTTGCAGCTGATCCTGAAGACTACATTGTTACTGAGGTGAGCCTAGACCCTGAGAAAGAGCCAGAGGTTCACAAAATGCCAGAGTGTCCCGAACCTTTCTTTAAAGGCAAGGGGGGTATTTATTTTGCACCAGAAGGCGATGAGGGGGCAGAACCGATACTAGTTTACGAGCACGACCTATACGTAGTAAAGCGCATGAACGACCCAAACAAGGGGGATGTAGTAGTTCTTAAATTAAAACTGCCGAAGGATCGGATTAAGGAATTCGTTATATCGAACGTACAAATTTCAGAGAAGTCAGATTTACGAAAGGCATTAGCTTGCTACGGTGTGCTTTGCTCTAACTCTAAAAAGTTTGACCTACTACATCTCTACATTATTCTTTCAATCAAAAACTTAATAGGTGACAAAGGAGCTGAACAAATGAGAACACAATTTGGATGGGCTGATAATGACAGCAAATTTATAATAGGGGACAGAGAGGTTACTCCGCAGGGAGTATTCCATAGCCCCCCTTCTTCCATTACAGAAGACTTGGCAGAGCACATGACTCCCAAGGGCACGTTGGAAAAATGGAAAGAAGTGTTTAGCCTGTATGGCAAGCCAGGGCTGGAACCCCATGCTTTCGGTGCGCTTACTGCATTTGGTTCCCCCCTGTTTAAGTTCATAGGCCAAAACGGGGCTATCATAAACCTAATACACCCCAACTCTGGCACAGGCAAGTCCACTATCTTGTACATGGTCAACAGTGTAATGGGCAATCCAAAGGCACTAAGCTCTAGCTTCGCAGATACTATGAACGCTAAGATTATGCAGTTGGGTATTATGAACAACCTGTGTTTTACCGTAGACGAGATGACCAACACACCCCCGAAGGAATTCTCTGTGTTGGCATACAGCATGTCACAAGGCAGGGGTAAGCACCGCGTCAAGGCTTCCGCTAATGAGTTGCGGCAGAACCATACTAGTTGGGCCAACATGTCCCTATGCAGCTCTAACTCTTCCTTCTACGAAAAGTTAGCCGCTCTTAAAACTACTCCCGATGGGGAGATGATGCGGCTACTAGAGTACAAAATAGACTACACTGCGGCCTCTGTGATCCCTACCGCTGTGGCTAAGAATCTTTTTGATCACCAGTTAAGTGAAAACTACGGGCACGCTGGGCCTTTGTATGCAGAGTACCTGCTAAATAATTTGGAGGAAGTGGTAGATTCCTTACTGGCTATACAGCGTAAGATCGACCTTGAGTTGGGGCTTACTCAACGAGAGCGGTTTTGGTCTGCCATACTGGCCTGCAACATTACCGGCGGGTTGATTGCTAGACGTATCAAACTTATAGATTGGGACATGTCTAATATCTACATGTGGGCCACAAAGATGGTGCGTGACTTAAGGCAAGATACTAACCCCCCAACCTTTGACGCGGTACAGGTCATAGGAGATTTCTTAAACAGGCACATTAACAACACACTAGTAGTGGATGATGCAGCAGACAAACGCAGCCATATGCCTATGCGGCCTGTAGCGGAACCGCACGGGGAACTAATCAACAGGTATGAACCTGATACCCACAAGCTATTCATTACAGCTAAAGCTTTTAAGAAGGACTGTGTGGAGTTCCAGGTAAACTATAAAGATACTTTGGCGGACTTGAAGTCTAGGGGTATTTTCTTAGGGACTTCGGTTAAGCGTATGTCTAAAGGCATGAAGCTAGTCGGCGCGGGTGTGCACGCCCTTGTTTTTGATTGCTCTCATCCAGATTTTGTAGACGTAGAGCACTTGCAAAACCCAGAGGCTGACCCGTTAGAAGACGGCAATGATAGTAGAACGGGTTAGCTACGAAGTAGAATGGAAAGTGTTTAAGCGGGGATACTCTGTGTTTATCCCTTGCTTAGACCCTACTAAAGCAAAGAAAGAAATACTAGCCACAACTAAACGGCTCAAGTTTAAAATTGTGACTAAGGTAGTTATTGAGGACAACGTGCGAGGCATACGCTTTTGGCGGGTTTAGTTAGTTCTACTTGGCTCTACTAAATCGTATAGAATATCTCTAAGCACTGGGTTAGTTTCGCTTACCCCTTGATTAGCCCCCGCTCGGCTTTCTTCTCTACTTTGCAAAGATGTGTTTATAGTAGAATTTTCAATAGGTAAGAAACCGTTAATGTAGTTGTAAGTATCAACAGCTTCCAATGCAGCATCGACATTGGCTTGTGTTCTATCCGTTGGGTTTTCAATGTCTCTAGCAACAGCCATGTTAAGTCTTTGTAGTACCTTATTCCGTTCCCGTTTAACATCACCTATTAATTGTTTGGCTTGGAAACTGGCTCTATGTATCTCTGCTTCTGTAGTGCTTTGAAAGTTAAGACCTTGC